CGCGACAATTTGCAGCACCAGCACCGCCACCCCGCGCCGTCCGCTCTTCGCTGTCACCGCGGCTTGTTTCTTCTCAATCTCACGCTTCACATTACCGTCCTATGCCACTACCACCGGGATATCCTCAAAAAACGAATCCGCCTCGAGCCTGTCTTTCAGCTCGTAAGGCAACCGGTCGATAATGTCCAAAGCTGTAATCATCAAAAATGCGTGTTAATTTGTGTCTATTTTCGGGCGCGCCACTCCGCGACCAGGTCACTGCTCATCCCGCGTCCCATTGCATCCAACCGTTCGCCGATCCCCGTCCGGAACGGCGCCCGCTCCGGAATGACCGTTTCAAAGCCTTTGCTTTGGAATTGCACCTTTACCCGCTTATGCTCCGCCTTCGCAAAAATCGCCAAATGCCCCAGCGCGCCAGTCCCGGCAGCTTGCCTCAGCAAATTCCCCTGCGCATCCGTCCGCAGCCTCACCGTGCCAGTCCGCGGCTTATGCACAATCCGCCAGCCAAACTCATGAATCGCCGCATACTCCACATTATCGCCAATGCTCGATTGCACCCGCGTGCCAGACACCACCGGGTCAGATGCCCTGGCCGCCCCGCGCAGCCGGCTCGATCTCACCCCCAGCTTATGCTCCTCCGGCGGAAACGGCCCGCGCCCCGTCAGATAATCCCTCTGGATTTTCGACAGCGTAAATTGATTCTCTCGCTTCATCGACCCCGCCATCGCCTCCATCATCCATTCCGGCGCCTCCAGATCCCTCAGAATCCTCTGCGCCTCCTCACTCAATTGGATTTGCCCAGCCATAGTTATGAAAGTTGGTATCTGATGTGTGTTTGCAGAACCATCTTCACTAGCGGCGCCAGTTCCAGTTTCGACAGTCCGCTTTGCGCGCCGGGCTTATCTATAATTCCACTTCCGAGCTTATCTCTCTGGGCCCAGACCTCCTCGCATTGCAAAAGGAAGGCCGCTTTCAAATCATCCGGCAATAAAACAGCCCCAACTGGCGCCGTGCTCGGATATGCATCATCATCAGGCTCCAGCGGTTCAAACCAATAGCCGCCATCCCAAATCGCCTTCACCTGCAAAGGAAAACGCCCAAGCGTATATCCAAAATGAATTAAGCCGGTTTCGTAGTTCACTGTGATCGGCTGGTCGCTGATATCGTTCCAATTGTCCGTGCGGAAATACTTCATCTGCACGCTCATCACGTTTAAAATCGGGTAGCGCGGTAAATAATAGTGCGGGCGGTCTCCGGAGAACGTGATAGTATCTCCGAGCATCCAAGCCAGTCGCCGATTCGTGAACGCGTTAAATATCCCAGCCACGCCCAGACCAATGGTCTGAATCATCAAATCAAACCTCGTCTCATTCACCAGCGTTTCCGCCAGCAGCGCCTTTTTCAGCGTATCCAAATTTGTCAGCCCTGCGATCATTGCTCCTCAGCTCCGGCAATCACGCCTTCTCGTTCCACTTTTCGCGCATCTGCCCGTGGGTTGCCCTTACGCACGTGAAGCCGGCGAACCATGCGGTCTTTTATCTCCGGCTCACCGCGTCCAGCCCGACAGGCTTCGCTGGCCATCTTTTCTCTCGGCCCTATTGGAATTGGCATATTTGTAATTTTGGCTAAAACCCGGCGGCGACCCTCGACGCCGCCGGGCCGTGACCCTTCGGCCTAAACCTACTTACCGTCCAGTCGATTTGGTTTTAACACGTACTGGATCGAGATGTTCGTCATCGCGGCAGTGTTATTTGCCGCCACAAACGAAAATGGCTTCAAGTAGCCAAACGGCCCCATTGTCACCGTGACGTTCGTCGAGACCATCGTAGTGCCGTTCGGAACCATCGATACCGAGTACCATGCGCCGGTTTCGTAATTGGTTCCCGCATTTGGCGACTTCACAAAGTTGAAAGTGCAGGCGGTAGTTCCCGCCGCGTTCAACGCGAACTGAATGGACAGCCCCACTTCGCCATATTTGGTCGCCGTTATCGGTCCACCCAAATTTGCTGTCGTGGTCGAACTGTTTGGCACGTCATTCGTCGTCACCAAAGTTGTGACCTTGTATTGCGCCTGCGCTGTGCCAATCAGCGAGGTGACAACCAGCGCCACTCCAAACACCTGTTTAATAATTCTCATTTAGATCCTTTCCTTTCGGTTTGTTGCCGTATGGGCTTATGACGCTGCGGTTTTCAAAACAGCAAACGGTTTCAGCGTGGTTGAGGCCGACGCGGTCTTGATCATCACACCCGTCCGCATCAGCGCCCGGAAAGCGCGCATATTCTCTGCGAACTTGATGTCGTCGCTAGTCGCCAGCTCCATGTCTGAGCGGATGCCCACCGCCTGGCCATCCGGATCGCCAAACACCGCCACCGGCAGCCCAGGTCCGTCCGTGCTCGGCGCCACCGCTGTCGGCTTCACTTGGTAGCCTAAAATGCTTCCAATCGCTCCTGGCGTCGGCACTTCCTGCCACGTCTGGAAAATAGGCCGGTTGTTCTTATCGCGAATCAAGACGAACAGCGCGATTACCTGTGGGTGAATCCACCATTTCGCCTGGCGTTTCAGCACAATTGGCGAAACCGTCGTCAAGCAGCGCACAAAGTCATCCAGCTCCAAACCGGTGATCGAAACGTTCCCCGCCGCCGCCGCGGCCGCTAGGTTCACATTCGCGCCATCGGCGTAGAAGATTCCGCGATACCCGGCGTCCGTTTGGCTCGCCGCGGCCTGGCCGGAAAACGCTACCGTGTCCAAACCGAAGCTGATGGTTTGAGCCATTTGCTTCAGGATGTAACCCGCCAGGTCAACGGTTGAATCCGCGAGAAGTTCACGCGCCACCGTCAGGTAAGCCGCCAAAGTCTGAATGACCAAATTCACCGAAGACCCGGTAAATGCTCCCTCCGCAATGGCTGAGCTTTCCCCGTGTCCGCCAGTGCCTGATCCAATCCAGTAGAACAATGGCCGCGCCGTCCCGATTGGCACTACCGTTGTACGCATGCCCACGCGAATCACACCCAAGCTCGGCCAGTCGCCGTATTCAAGCAGCGTGTCATAGATTTCGTTGAAGGTTTGTTGCGGCACAGTAGCCTGGCCGAGTGAGCTATCCACGCCAGTCAAAGACTTAGCCACCGCGCTGCCTTCCTCCACCACCTTGCGCATTTCGGCCGGCACTCGGCTGAGCGAGCCATCCTTTATGTGATGGCAATAGCGGATCAACGCATTCAGGTAAAACTTCGTCTCCTCATTCGCCAGCACCCGGTCAATGGGATTCGCAAACGAGCTCCGCGCGTTCAACGCTACTTGCGATTGCACTTTAGCCATCGCCTTCATCACTTCCTCATAGGAAGTGTTGACCTGGTTCTTTACCTTCGTCAGGTCCTCAACCGCCTTTTTGACTTCCTTGTCCGAGCGGTCCAAATCATCCAGCACCTTTTGCTGGCTCGATTTGAATTTCTCCTGCTCTTTGCTCAGAGCTTCCACCCCGCCCAAAACCTTTCTCTGAAAGTCCGCTTCCGGCAGAACTCCATTGCCGTCCGCGCCATGGAGGTCCAATAACACCGCGATTTTGCGTAACATAATTAGATTGATTTGATTTTTGTTGTTAACCCCACCAGGAACGCCATCCGCGCCCGCTGCCTGGTCAACGCGGCAGCAGCGGGACTATCAGCCGGGTTGACGGTGATGCGTTTAGCCCTCTCGATGGAAAGTAAATCAAGGTCAGCGTCCGTTAGGACCCCCGCCTTGTAGCCCCTTGCCAGGGCGTTTGGATTCGCGCCAATCACACAGGCGCTCAGCTCTTTTTGCTGTTGTTCCAGATATATACAGGCCACTCCGTCATCTTCCTTGCGCCCACACGCTTGTAGTGCGGATTTCCATGCCTTCGTGTCCGCGTCCCATTTTGTGGCGTATTGCGTCGGCACAAACCCCACCGACACCGCTTTGAGATAGCCCGCCTTCGTCATGTTGAAACCCAGTTGCGCCAGCGCGTTCTCTGGTACGTCCACCGCCCATTTTACCGTTTCAATCAGCCGCTTTTGCTCCACTCGGAAATCAACCACCCGCCCTAGCAGGTTTGCTAGCGTCGAATAATCATGCGAGTCCACAAACGGTGCGTTCTTCTTGAACTCGTCAAACCGCCACCCATCCGCCTTGATCACCTCGCGGTAGCTGTCGATCGTTTCATCGCTGGCCACGTACTCCACAATGCCCGTTTTTTCGTCGATGACCCTTACCTCTGGATTAATGGTGCGTCTTAGCATAATTACCTCTGTTCTCTCGGTGGGAGCGCCACCGCCACCGGAATTTTGCTTCCCAAATAGTCCGCTAATTGCCGCTCCTCCCATCCCAGGCCGGCCTCCACTCGAAACGTAGCCCCTCGCAAATGCACTTCCACCTGGTCGCCTTGCCTTTGCGCCTCGGCGCCTTTAGGCAGAGCCCTTTTTAATTTCCTTAAATTCATAATTTAGATTTCGTCCGCCGGCGCCGCCGCGATGCTCACACAATGACAATTGATCACATTTTCGGCTGACCCATTCGGATCGCCCGGATACATCAGCTTTTCGCCGTCCACGACAAAAGGCTCATCTATCGGAATGGGGCTTTCCCCATAATCATCCTCCGCCGCCGCATGCGCCGGCCTCACCGTTTCACCGTGACTGCTCAGCCACATCTTTTGCTCCACCCCAGCCGAGCGCATCGCGGCATCCCGCGCGAAACCAAACGCCACCGACGTCTCCGTCATCGCGATCCGCTTCGCCTCATACTTCGCCAAATTGTTGAACACACCCCGGATTTCATCCGTCATCTTCTCGATGCTCGTGCCTTCCTTGAAGCCCGTCTCCAACACCGTATTAAGCTGTCCGCGCACCGTTTCCCCCACCCCCTTCAGAGCCCCATTACGGCTCGCCACAAACTCCAGCGCCTTATGCGGTGGCATCTTCCAGGGGTCACTCCGGCCAATCTCCTCAAAAAGTTGCTCCCCGGCCGTCTGCAAGGCTGCTTGCGAGACTGGATTCATCACCACCCGCAACGCGTTCCCAAACTCCGCCGCGTCAAAAATAAAATCGATCACACTGCGCTGAACCATCTGCTTTGCGTGGGCGGACTCATACTGCGCCCACTTATTCAGGACCTTCCCGCGAAACTCATTAATCACCCGGCTCGCCTTGCCTTGGTAAGTCTTTATTGTTCCGGCCCGCTTGCGCATATGCGCTTCCCAGATCGCCTTCTTGTTCGCCCGCGTTAGGTCTGCTAGAGCCGCCGCCTTGGTTTCCCTCAGCGCCCCAAGCATCTCCCTCACCGCTTTGGGCTGATCCGCTATCGGCTCCGCCAGGTCAGGATTCTCCGATGGGCTCTGCGCCATTTCCAACTCCTCCGATCCCACTGGCGACACCGAAAACGGCAAATACCCCACTTCCCATCCGTCAAACTCTGGCAGTTCCAAGCCCAAATACTCATTTATCTCCTGCATCGGCATGCCTTTACTCCACAGCACCTCCACCGAGGCCAGGCGTTCCTTGCGCACCTCCTGCATCACTGGATGCTCATCCCAGTCCAACTCCACATCCACGTCAGCCCTTTGCAGCTTTACAGTCAGCCGCTTGATGCCGTCCGCCAGCTTCCCGCCCGTTGGAATGCAGGTATTGGCAATTAGCTGATAATAATCACTCGCGCTGCCAATCGAATACGCCGCCTTCACATCCGCCATGGACGGCGGGACTCCAAAGCCAATGAAAATTTCGTGCCGATTCTCCAGGCGCTGTGCAATGAATGCCGCGTCCACACTGCGCACCTGCGGATCCTCTACCGTAATGTCGCCTGTCAAAAAGATTGGCCGGAAATCCCCGCGCTGCTGGGCCGCGCGTTTTGCCCTCAAATCGGCAAGAATTTGTTCCCGCTGCGGATCCGTTGGGATTCCGTTCTTCGCCACGATGTAAGGCCCCGTGTCCCCGTTGTTTGCCATTAGGTTTCTGGCAAACTTTCCCGCCAGCCAATCCGATTCCGCGGCAATCAGCGTTGCCTCATACTCACTCAACCCACGCCATGGATTGTAGGGATTCCAGTACTTCAATTGGATCACCTGCTCAGGCAGTAATGAATGCATCCCTCCGGACGGATCATTGTAACTCCACCCCTTGAGCTGATTATTTTCGATTACATGCCGCATCCGATCCGGCCTGGCCACGATCACCTGTGGCAAGGCCCGCCCGCGCGCTTCAGGAAATGGCACCAGCATTGAATCATCCAGCAACCAGAAGCATTCGCCCGACATTTTCAGCCATCCCACCGTCGCCTCGCAAAAGTCGCTATAGCCAAGATTTTGCATCGGCGCGCGAAGTAGCGCATCCATCTCCGGCAAATCCACCGTCTGATCGTCATCCCGCTTGCGGTAACCCTTCCCCCTCTTTTTAGCCGTCCGCGTCGAGTAGAAGTTCACCGGCACCGAGCTGATCGGCCCCGCAATCTTCTTTATCGCCGCCTGCACCCACACTGAAGACTTGTAAGGCTCCTGCAAAACCTCCTGGCTCCCGATCTCGATTGCTCGAGCAAACCAGAACGCCGGCACGCCTTGACCTCGTAGCACCATCGACGCCGCCTCCAGTCGCTTGAAAAACCCCAACTTCTTACCCACGCGCCACCCCCACGTAGAAATTTTTCATCACACGCGCCAAACCATTCGCCACAGTCCCTTGCAATCGCAGCCTAATGCCTTGCAAACTCGATGGGGCCATGGGGGCTGTATGCTGGCACCCTCCAAATAGCCCTGGGGCATTTGCGACGGCTAAAAGGGCTGTCCGCGAGCAATCAGGAGTGAACCCCTCAACACCCGACTGGACCCCAACGCGGACAGCCCTTTTAACCTTCAACCCGCAACCTGAAATTTGATTCGTCATATAAGCGCGCTCCCAAATTCGCCGCGCGCCTTCCCGGCATACAGCGCAAGCCCCTTTGCCCAAAAACGGTCGCAATGACTATCCGCGCTCTCCCCGCCAAACCGCACATTGCCCGCCGCCGTCGTTTCCTTTTTCACCCCGCGCAGATCCGCCCGGAGCCTCTCATCATTGGGATACCGCACCTTCCGATCCTCATGAGCCATCCGCAGTGGGTAAGCCAAGTCTTCCTTCACTTGGGCGGTGAAGGTCACCGCCTCCACTCGATAACCCCAGCGTTGCATGGCTCGTTCTGCCAATTGGTTCCCCAGTCCAGTAGAGTCGATACAGCACCTCCTCACCGCCGGTAATGCAAGCAACCGGTAAAGCTCAAATTCCTGTTCGGCGTAGGTCTTCTTTAAAAGCTCAATCCGCATCCGCTCCCAGAACACATCCCCAACCTTTTCCTCCACATCGATCACCGACAAATCCTGCTTCCGAGCCACGTCAAACCCGATATACAGAGGATTTTTACACGCCTCCAAATACCCGAAATCCTCGTGACACCCATCCGTCTGAGCCATCGAAATCATCTCATACGAAATAAACGCCGTGCTCTCATCCGCCGGCTGGCAGCAATACTCTTGCAACCATTGTTCCTCATCGATGCACTCCGCCTTCTGCTGCGCCAGCCACTCAGCCCTTCTCGCCCCTCGCCCCTCTCCACTCGCCACTTCCATCCCTGTGGCTTGGTCGATCTTTTCCACGATGCCATCCTCCACCGCCCGCTGAATCGGTATCGTGTGCAGACTCCACCCCATCTTATTCCCGCGCTCCCGGATATCCGTGATCAGCGAATTGAAGACGGTGGCGATTCCCCGGTGAGTTGAGATGATCGATAGGGAACCCCCCCATTGGGTAACCGGTTTCGCCACCGCAAATAACTGGCGCTGATCCTTGTGCAACGCGAACTCATCCAGCTTTACATGCCCCGTCTTGCCCACGATCGCGTCCGGATTGCTCGACAGCGCGTACACACTTGCCCCGCTCGCAAAAGTGATCACCTGCACCCGCACTTCCTTGCCATCCGCCGTCGTAAAAACCCGCTCGCCAAAATCCTGCGCCGCGTACTTCAGCACCATCGCCCAGCGCTTGCAGTAAAGGATGTATTGCTTCGCCTGCACCTCATCCCGCGACATCACCCACACATCCTTGCCGTTTTTGCGCGCCGCCTTCCGCACTGAGTCATATGAATCCGCGTAGCTGAGCCCAATCTGCCGCCCCTTCTCACAAATCTTCAACCGCGCCTCATCCAAAATCCACGCCTTCTGGTAGCCTAGAAAATAGGTGTTTTCCCCGGCGACTGGCGCGGAACCTATCTCCGCGCCAGCCCCATCCGTAATCGGGCTATCCACCGTGCTCGCGCTACTTTCTGGTACGTGGTCTGGGGACGCCACGCCTCCGGTCGCTGCGGTCGCACCTGTGGGTTGTGCTGCCCTGTCGTTTCGTTTTTTTATAGAATCTCGTTTGGCCATTAGTGGCAATTCGTGAAATTCGTGTCTTACAGCAGTTTCAGCTCCCGCTCGATCCGCTCCAGAGTGTCCGGTGTAATCCCTCCGCTGGACTTCGCCTGGCCCAGCTCCTTCTCCAGTGCCCGCTTTTGCGTCGCCACCAGGTCCCGATACTTCGATTCTTGCAGCTCCAACTCCCGCCGCTTCTCTTGCAGCTTGGCGTACTCCATCGTCGGCTTCGTCAGCCGCGCCACCAGTTCGATAAGCTCCGGGTCCGCATTCGCCTGCACACTGAGCTTCATGATCAGCACCCGCTGCAGCTTGATAATCGTTTCCAACTCCGGCGCCGGATTCGTCGAAAACTGCTGTTCGACCTCCCGGCACTGCCGCGCTCCGTTCGTGATTTGCGCCAGCAACATCGCCTCCTGTAAATGCCCCTGCCGCGCAGACCACCACCCCGACAACCGCGACAAAGACACCGAGCATCCATCCCGCTTGAGCTGGTCGCGTACCTCGGCCAGCGTCTTCTTTTCCACGCCGAACCATTCGTCCAACCGCTCCGCGTGGGCATCCAGTTTTGATGGTTTCTCTTTCATTCACACGTCGTCAGAGTTTCAAATCTTAAATTTCGCGCTAGCGAAGCTGCCTTGCCTTATGCACGCCCTTTTCCGTCAGCGTCCAACTCCGCCCCGCGATATCATCCGTCGCGCCGGCCACATACCCGCTCGCCTCCACATCCTTCATCGCCTCAAAAATATCCCCATCAGTCGGATCGATTGGCCGCAACGAAACCTTCACCGCGCTAATCAGTGCCGACTCCGGAAACGGCAACCCGTCAGCCGACAACAGCGACACTAAAATTGCCCGCTTCAAATTTGCCTTCATGATTCGTGTCTATTCGTGTCCATTCGTGGTTAATGCACGTTCTTCAGCTCCCCGCGCACTTCCGCGACTGCCCCTAAAATGTCATTGATCCGATTGTGCAAATCCTTTGCCCTGGTCTCGTTTTCCGCGCTCAACCGGCGTTCCATCTCCGTCATGTCACGGCGAAAACTCTCCAGCCGTTCATACAGCCCCCGCCGGCTCTCGGCTCCCTCCTTCAAGTCTTGAGCCCGCTGCGATTGCACTTGCCGCAATTGCTGTGTGATTTCCCGGTGTCGGCCAACGCAATCCTGCTCCCGCACCAACTCTTTTGCCTCACGCACTTCCAGTGGTTGCGGCGCAATCAAGTTGCCCTTGCCCTTCACCCGATCCACCAGCTTCAGCACCTGGTTAACTCCCGTGGCGATACCGGCCACGATCACCACCAGCCACCCCACGGCCTGGTAAGACGCCGGATCTGGCAACTGCGCAAACATCATTCATTCCCTCCTCGTTCAGGTTCCCTTTGCGTCGCCGGCACCGGCGCCGAGAAAAGACTCTTATGATTATCAATTCCCGGCACCGCGCACCCATTCAGCATTACCACCAACAACAGGATGACAAACACCGCCAGCGCCATAATCGCGACCGCCAGCGCCGTTTTCACAATCCTGTTAAATCCTGTCATCCTGTCCTTTCGGACCGCCGCCGTTAGGCGCCCACGATTTCCGCGGCGCCGGAAATCGGCTGCCAGCTCGCGGTTTCCACTCGACTTCCTTCACGTGAGTGAAATCCACGTAATAGGATTTGCCCGCCACCAACACACCTTGCGCGTCGGGATTGTCGATCGTTAGCTCCATCGACGCTGCCGGTGTCGCTTTGGAGTAATTGTTATCCTCCTGATTGTTGGAGGAATAAACGGCCCGGAGCTTTACTAGCTCAGACCCGTAAGCGTATTTCGTGACTTCCGTCACCTGCAATTTTGCTCGAATTTTCATATTTCTATTTCAGCCTTCGACCTTCGTGTTTCGGATCTCCTACACCTTCACTGTGGTGGCCGCCACGCCAGGGGCGCTTAGCGTCCCCAGCGCCTTAATAATCTCATCCGCGGACTGTTTCGCCGCCGGCTCATCCACAAAGTTTTCGATTATTGTCGCCACCTCCTGGAACACATTCGCGTCCGCCTGGTGTGCGGTGAGGTAAGCCTTGATAGCCGGCATCGCCGCCGCTCCCTGCGGCGTGCTCTGCAAAACGTTGAGCAGCGTCTCGATATTCTGCGTCAGCGCCCCTGACACCTGCGTCATCGTGTCCGCCTGGCCGGCCAGCGCGTTATTGCGCAGCTTCAAATACCCCGCCAGCAATCCGCCCAGCAAAGTCGTCGCCAACCCGCCATACCCAAACAACCCCGCTCCCGCGCCCACCGCGGCCACCGTCGCGTTACTCCCCGTCCCTGGCGACAAATGCTCCACGGCCGCATAATTCGTCGAGTAACCCGTATTCGTCTGGTAACTCGTCACCGTGTTGTAATTAGTGATTTGCACCGGGACCGGCACCGGCACGCCGATCTGGTTCGTTTGCGTCACCGTGACCACCTTCACCTCCACGTTCGTCTGGACAATCGTGACGATATTCGTGATCGGCTTCACCAGCTCGACGATATTCGTCTCCACCGTGAAAAACTTTTTCTCAAACGCCGTCGCGGGCTTGGCGTTTTTACCGAGCAAACTGCATCCCGCGCACAGCATCATCGCCGCCGCCAGGCCGGCCACGGCAGCCGCCTTTAAAATCCTGTCAATTCTGTTGATCCTGTCTTCAGTCATTTTTTTCATTGGGTCTAGTTCCTTATTCGGTTTAGGGGTTAATGGCCGTCCCACCAGAAATAGTGGCCGGCACGCCAGTGCCTTCTTTGCCGCGCTGCCAGGCTTTGATACCGAGCGCTCCCAGCACCAGGGCCGTCTGGTCCGTGCTCAGCGCTTGCAACTGCATTTGCTCCACGCTGACCACTGCCCAAACACCCAGCACCACCACCACAATCAACAGCGAGCACACGCGCATCGTGCTCGTGTTTTGGGGCGTCCCATCCTCGCTCAGCATTGCGGCAAAGAAGTTCATGTGTTTATCGGTTTATCAGTTCGTCATATTCCGGTCCCTCTGGACCTTCAACGCGTCCCATCAAAACACACCTCACCCGCCTTGTATTGCCTACCGTGGGAAACTCACTCCTCTTAACTAGAAAACCCCGATTCAGCCCCGGCCGCCTGGCCGAGACCCAGTCGAGGTCTGACCGTGACTATGCTACCCCGGCTCCCAAACTGTCAACGAACTTCGAGCGCGGCCGCCTTTAGCGCGCGCCAGCTCACTTACGTTTCGCAATCACCCCAAGCCGAAAATAAATTAGCGCCAGCAGCGTCAGCCCGATCCCCGTCGCGATCCGTTCAAAGCTCAAGTTGAAAATCCCGAAAAACCACAAAACCAGAAATATTAGCACCGCACCAAAACCAATCCACACCCCAGTCGGTAAATACTCCTCTCCTCTGTGCCTTAGTTCGCGCCGGCTCCGCGTCGGATTCGCCAGCACCGGATCCATCCCATCCGCCAAGGTCCCATCCGTCCTATCGGTCCTATTGGTCACATTCATGATTCCGTATTTTCCCTGATGTCCTACTTATTCACTTGGACAGCCTTTGTCCAAGCGCATAGGGGAGAATCCCCCCTAGCAAAATGACAACTCTTGCGTTGCTAAAATGCCGACCAACCTGCATGGTTAGCCAGATTTTTAGCGCAGGTCGCGGCGAACGGAAAATTACGAGTTCCCCTGAATCCGCCGATATACCAGTGCGCGCCAAAACTGGCGCGGCTTGGCGTTTTGGGATTCTGGGCCCTCGTAAGCCCTCCGTTCCGATGCGTTGGGTCGCGCCCTTCTTTTGGTCGGCAACGCCGGGGATAATAACCGTGAAAGACGCCATACAATGATTAAGACCCTTGCCCTTGATTCCGAGTTGGAGCAATCGATGACTTCCCTTCCTCTCCTTGAACGCCTTCAGTTGGCCGATCTCCTGGAGGCTTGTGCTTATCGTCTGCGCCACCCTTTGAGCCCTGCACCACTTTTACGGCGGCCTGCAAAATGTGCCTTGCCGCTTCCTCCACATTGCCACAACTGAGCAGTTTCCTTTCGTAGTGAGTGATTTGCTCGCTCATCGAGTCCGCCTGGGACTTCAATGCCTGCAATATCCTCCTCACTGTTTCAGTGTCTGGGCCATGGTTAACGGCCACGCTTTCCCCCACGAGCCAGCCAATTGTAACACCCATCGCCTTCGCGATTTTTTCAAGTTGCTCCAGAGTTGGTCCACTCGTAACCAGGTTGCGCTCGTAATCTGAAATACTTCTTACCGAAACCCCAGATTCTTGCGCCAGTCGTTCCTGTGTCCAGTTCCGACTGCCACGGCCTGTTTTTAATCTCTCCGACAAACTAACAGTTTTCTGCATTTTTTTGTTGACGGTCCACAGTATGGTGCATAAACTTGCGTATAGTTTATACACGGTATGCAGAACAACGCAAGTAAAAAACACTCACAGCAGTACGCCGAACTGCGTGCGCGGCTTATCCAGCGTGGATTCACCCTCCGCAGTTTTGCTATGCAGCACGGTTATTCCATCCCTACCGTCTACCATGCGGCTCGCGGCTTGCGTTGTGGAATTATCTCCACCCGGATCATTAACCACCTAAATCAGATTGCCTATGCAAAGTGAACCTTTCAAAACCATCATCGAATTTTGCCTCGAAAAGTCTCACGAGGTTGACATCCCTAAACGTATAAAACTGTACCGTGGACTAGCAGAATTCTGTGGGGACATGCAGCAAGGTGCGGATTTATTCCGCAGAGCCGATGAGCTTGAAACAGCGGAACGCCGCTGCCGTGAGTTCAGATTTCGCGACTAATTCCGTGAAATCCGCTCCCAAAATTCCCGCTGCCGCGCTGGGCACTTCCCCTGGGGGATTTCCCCAACGCACTTCACCCCATGGCAGCCAGAGGAAAATGATGCTCGGTGACACGCCCCTCCTCATCCTGGCCACCGTCGAAGACGCCCGCCGCCAACTCCCCGGCCACGACGAAGACGACATCTTAGCCCTCATCGAAGAGGGCCGCATCGACCACGCCTGGAACATCGCCGTTCACCTCGATACCGCCCGCGAAATCCGCATCTGGCCAGACTCCATCACCCGCGCCCTGCAACCTTCAACCTGCAACCTTCAACCCGTCCGGAGCCCAGTCGAGTCCATCATGCACATCGCCACCGGCGACAAACCATTCGCGCGCGGCAAAATCCTCGCCCTCGTTTTCAATTGTTCCCGCAGCCACATCATCAACCTGGTCGAGGCCAGGCAGCTCGCGATGCAACCCGGCACCAGCTACGAGCGCGGCCCAAACGGCACCCCTTTGATCACCCTCAGTTCCCTCAAACATTTCCTCACCAGCCGCCGAATCATATGACCCAACCCCTTAACCTCGATATCGAATCCGCCTTGCTCAAACGCATGGCCGCTGAAAATCTGACCCTCGCCGCCAGCTTCGTCGCCATCGGCAACCTGGCCTCCGCCCGCGACCACATCGCCTCAGCCCTTAGCAACCTCGATTCACTCGACTACGTCACCCCCTCCGTTCCCTCAGTTAGCTCCTGTTCAATCTCTGAAGCCATCGCCATATGACCCCACTTTCAACCGTCAAGCTCGTCCTGGTCGATTCCATCCTCGACCCCGTGCAATCCAACCTGGTCGATCAGATAAAGACATTCCACGCCGGCGTCCGCAAATCCTACGAGCATCAAATCCAGTACGCCTTCATGGCTGGACTGAAACTTCATACCCTCAAAGCCACTTGTTCGCACGGAAATAAGAAAGACGGTGAAGGCTTCATGGTCCTCTGCCAGCAACACCTTCCTGAGATTTCCCCTGCCACCGCCCGCCGCTACAAAGAGTTCTACGGACTGGTCCAGGAGAAATTGCTCACTGTGGGCAATATTCGACCCTCTAATCTTTTGCTTGAGAACGGTGACTTGCCCTCCAAAGAAAAAGAGCAAGTCCTCAACGCCGTCCACGAAGCCGCAGACGGCAAAACCTGGACCCAGTTCTACCGCGATCTCAACTTCATTCGCCAGTCAAAAACCAAACAATATCACGCCCCAAAACCCGCCAGCCCGGACGACGCCGAAGCCGCCGCCCGCGCCCAAGCCGATGATCTCGCCAAAAACTTCCTCGCCGACTTCGAGCTGCTCATGCAGTCCGATACCTGGTCCCTCCTCACCTCCAGCCGCCAGCAAGAAATCGAAGACGCCCGCCTAACCCTCGGGACCTTCATTAAGAAAAACAGCCCCAAGAAAAAGTAGGAGTCACTTATGTCAGAATCAGAATCAGAAAACTCGCCGGTATCAGGGCAACCTGCAACCTGCAACCTTCAACCCGCAACCGGCTCCGTTCCCTCCGTTGCCTCCTGTTCATTTTCCATCCCCGCCGCCGACACCGCCTACTTCGCCTCCCTCCCGGACCAGGTCCGGGCAGACGTCCGCCGCAAACTCACCGCCCTCAAATCCATCGCGGTGGCCCCCAAGATAATGCCCGCTTGCAAAGCCCAGGCAGCCCTCATGCATGGAGCCCGTGGCTTCTCCGCCGCCACACTCCGGTCCCAATACTACACCTACGCCAAAACCGGCGACTGGCGCCTCCTCATCGACCACGCGAGGGCCGGCAAAGATTTTATTGACCGGGGAGCTAGCCAGGACCTCCCCGGCGAATTCATCGAATACTGGCGCGGCCTGTGCGAGCGCAACCAGCGTAAATCCCGCGCCGCCCGCCGCGAACTCCTCCACATCTGGCGCACCCACCACGACACCGCCGGCCGCGCGGTCAAATCCATCCCCGGTTACAATCTCTCCACTCGCCCCTCGGCCCTCGCCACTTCTTCCTGGCCCGCCGCAGATCCCTCCACCGGCATCCCTGCCGGCTGGTCCGAAGCCAATCTCTATCGCTTTGCCCCCACCAAATTCGAACTCACAGCCGCCCGTATCGGCCGCGCCGCCGCCGCCGGGTTTCGCCCCCAAGTCCTCTCCACCCGCGTCGGCTTGCGCGTCGGTCAGTACCTCGTATTCGACGATCAAGAATACGATGTGAAAGTCAATTTCCCCGGCAACTCAAAAGCCATGCGCCCCCTCGGCCTCAATGCGCTTGACCTATTCTCCGCCTGCCTCTTTGCCTACTCCTTCAAACCCACCATTTGGAACGCCGAAGCCGAAGCCAAACAAAAACTCAAAGAAGTGGACATGCTCTGGTTCGCTGTCCACGTCCTCACCAGCTTCGGCTACCGCGACGACGACGGTGGCACTACGCTAGTAGTTGAACACGGCACCGCCGCCATCCGGGAGGATTTCGAGCAACGTATCTTCGACGCCACCCACGGCAAAGTCCGTGTTGATCGCTCCGGCATCGGTGGCGCCCCTAGCTTCGACGGTCTATTCGAAGGCGCCAGCCGTGGTAATTTCCGCTTCAAAGCCGCCCTCGAATCCATCTTCAACCTCGTCCGAAACGAGATGGCCATGCTCCCCGGAAACGTCGGTAAAGACCGTCTCCACTCCCCCGAGGAACTCCACGGCCGCGACCGCTACAATAACTCCCTCATCCGCGCCGGCCTCGCACTCCCGCCCGAGCGCTCCAAACTTTTGCGCCTGCCCTTCCTCGATTGGCAACAATTCACCGGCCTTTGCCTCGACCTCTATTCCCGAATAAATAGCCGGGTAGATCATGACCTCGAAGGCTGGGAACGCGCTGGCCTGGTCGCCAGCGAATGGCGCCTTCCCCTTTCATCCACCTGCAACCTTCAACCTGCAACCTGCAACCAAGACGCTTTCACCCCCTGGATGGACCAGCAAAAATTTCTCGCCCTTCCCGCGCCCGAGCAAGCCATCATGCGCCAGCTCATCGAAGCCCAGCCATCCCTCACCCGCGCCCGCAAACTCGCCCCCGTTGAAGTCTTCCAACGTGGCCAGCCCGAATTACAGCGCGTCCCTAGCTTCCTATTGCCCGTCCTCCTGGGCCCCGAGTTCGGCATCGAGCGCCGCGCAAAAAACGGCATCTTTGAATTTGAAGATCGCGCCATCAGCCCCGATCCCATTCGCTTCCTGGCGCGCCTATCCTCCGGTGAACTCGTTGCCGACGGTGAGAAATTCTTGACCTACCTCAACCCATTCAGCCCCACCGAACTCATCGTCTGCAACACCCAAGGCGGGTACCTCGGCACCTGCCTCCCATGGGCCAGTCCCTGCCGATCCGACACGGAAGCCATCCACCGTCAAATGGGCCAGGCAAAGCACATTGAAGCCCAGCTCCTGGCTCCCGTCGCCCGCCGAGGCGCCGAGGTCGCCCGCGAGAAACTCGAAATGCACCGCCACAACGCCAGCATTTTAGCCGCCGGCAATGATCCACGTGGAACATCCGTCAAAATCCCCGAGTCACTTCGCCAGCAAATCACCCCCGCAGACCTGGCCGCCGCCACCGAAGGGGTAGGGACGTCCCCGTCCCCGCGTCAATTCAGCCCCGAAGAAATCTCCAACCTATTCACCGACCTGGCCCCTCAAATTGCCTCTCCTTTGGGAGAGGGTCAGGGTGAGGGGGACGGCTGTTCAGATTCTTAATCTCAAATCCTAAATCCTAAATTCTATGGAAACCCCTCAATCACTCGTTCCCTCCCCGATCACCCGCTCCGAAATCGCCGAAGCCGCCAGCGCCCATTCACGCCTCAACATCCCCCTCAACCTCGACAACTGGAAAACCCTCCCCGAAGACGTCAGCCGCGAACTCCTCTGGTTTCACCAGTACGCCCTCGACAACAAAATCAGCCTGCGCGACTGCGCCGAAGCCCTCGACTACGATCAATCCACCATCTTCCGCATCCTCAAAGGTACGTACGAAGGCTCCTGGGGAAACATTGCAAAGGCTATTCAAAGCTACCGCAACCTCGCTGAAAATCGTGGTACCATTCAGCAAAATGAGTTCGCTGAAAACTCCATCAGCACCCTCATCTTCAACGCCCTCGACTATGCGATGGCCAACAACTCCATCACCATCGTCATCGGCGAATCGCGCCAGGGCAAAACCGTAGCCGCCAAAGCCTGGCGAGACCAAAACAATCACGGCCGCTCCGTCTACGTCATTGCACCCGCCTACGGTGGCACCAAAGCACTCCTCCGCGACATTGCCAGCGCCGTGGGCGTCAACCGCAACCTCAACGCCATGCAGATGCACGAAGCCATCCTGCGCGCCTTCAACAAAAACCGAATCCTCATCGTCGACGAAGCCCACCGCCTCCTCCCCTCCGACCGCCGCACAAACCCAGTCAACCTTGAAATCCTGCGCGACATCCATGACCGCACCCACTGCGCCCTGGCCCTGCTCGCCACCCAGCGCTTCGATTCCGAACTCAAAAAGTCCGAATACATGTTTGAGCAGCTCCTCGGCCGCGTCGGCCTCCCTGTGCGCATCCCGCGCACCATCAAAGAATCCGACCTCCGCCCCATCATCCGCCAATATATATCCGCTCCCTCACGCGACCTAATCACCCTCGCCGTCAAAATCAGCAACCTCCCCGGCCGCCTGGGCATCCTCGTTGAGACCTTGAAAGTCGCCAGCCGCCTGGCCGCCAAGAAAAAGGAAAAACTCTCCGAGCAACACTTCGTCATCGCCTACCAACTCCGCCAGCAAATGCAGGGCGAAACCAGCTATGCGGAAAAGTAACAATCCAGCACCCGCCGCCGCCTGGCTCGGCCACACCTGTGGTTTCTGTGGCGCCAAAGGCGGCGCCTATCTAACTCACTATGAAATCTTGCGCTGCACCTGCGGGCACTTCTTTTGGGCGCTGCAACCAAACGCCGGCGGTCCCTTGAAACTATTTCAGCATCCCGGCTTTTACCCAATTACCGTTCCAAATCTCGTCCCTCGCCACTAACCCCTCAAAAAAATATGCACAAACACCATAAACACCTCTCCATGCCCGAGCCTGAAAACCTCCACTGCCACACCCTCCCCGTCCGCTACCAATGGTCCACACCGGACGGCACCGTCCATCACGCCAGCAGCGTCGTAGTCGCCCGCACCCCCGGCGGACTCCGCGCCGCCCTCAAACGCTTCTGGATCACCAACACCCACGTCGCCCCGGAGGAAGCATGACTACCCTACACGCCCTCTCCGCAATCATGCCCACCCACACCGCCATTTTCCAAGCGGCCACTAAGACCCTGCAACCTTCAACCTTAAACCTTAAACCCTCCCCGCGCCCTATTCCGGGAAGCCGCGCCAAATACATCATCATCCAATCCATTGCAATGGAACTGGCTATTCTCTTTCACGAGTCCATTAGCCACTCCGACGCCATCAACCGCAAAGACCGCCAGCCCCTCAGCGCCGGTTATTATTGGCTAAACACAGACGGCTCCGTCACCACCGACGTCCTCGAAAGCACATCCTTGCAGCTCAAACCCCGTCCCCAAGACGCCCAGATAATCGAAAACACCCTCCACCTCCTCCGCCTAACCCCATCCGTCCCATAAGTCCCATAAGTCCTATCCGTCCTATTCCTCCTATGAAAACCACCCGTCAAAAAATCACACTCCACGAAATCACCACCCGCGATGAAGCCGAAAGCTTTGTCGGCCAAATCGCTCTCCTCACGATCCACCAAATCCGCGACACCGCCAAAATGGACTCCGAGATCGCCGCTATCCGCACAAAATACGAGTACTCACTCGCTGTCATCGCCGCCGAACTCAAGACCCACACCGATACCGTTCGCGCCTGGGCCGAGTCCAACCCCGGCGAATTTTCCAAAGGCCGCAAATCCATCACCTTCGTCCAAGGCACCATCGGCTTCCGCACCGGCACGCCCAAACTTGCGCTCCTCTCCCGCCTCTGGAACTGGGATAAAGTCCACAAAGCGCTCATCAGCCTTGGCCTGGCCAAAGACTACGTCCGCACCAAAGAAGAAGTGGACAAAGAAGCCATCCTCGCCGCGGCCGCGCAGAACCCGGACAAAGAAGGCGCCCGCATCGCCTGCGCCGCCTTCGGAACCAAAGTCATCCAGGAAGAAACATTCTTCGTCGATCCCACCCTCACCGAAGTCGAGACCCGCCAAACCGTGGAGGCCGCATGAGCCAAAAAGTCAACGTCACCTTTCGCCACAACGGCCGCGTCGTCATCACCATGCGCCCAGACGACTTCAAGATCCTGCACAATACCGTCCGTTCCCAACTCGGCCTGGAAAACCTTCCCTCCGATCCCATCATCGTCCGCAGCCTGGCCGACACCCAGCTCGCCATGCGCACCTTTAAAGACCGCAACCAAGACCTCTTCCCCGAATCCTAATCAGTGAAATCCGTGTAATTCGTGTCTATGAAAACCTTAAACATGCTCACCACCTGGTTCCTCGTTCTCATCATCGCCACCGTCTGCCTCGCCGGCGCCGGCCTCCTCTGCCGTCTCCTGTTCATAGTGTTCCACTTCGGCTGGAGCGCCTTCTGAAATTTCAAATCCAAAATCTTAAATCAGATGAAAACCACCGAACCCTTCTACGCCGTCCAACTCCCCGCAAACCTGCGCCAGCAGCCGCGCCTCGCCATCGGCGCAATGTCCGCCGGTCCCGCGCTTTTTTATTGGCGAAAACAAGCCGTCGAGTTCAAGCGCACCCTTGCTCGCGAAGGCTTCAAATCCGCGCGCGTCGTTCGCGTCCGCGCCGACTACACCTGGTCATAAGTCCCATAAGTCCCATCCGTCCCATGAATCCCTCCCCTCAACTCTACAAAATCCTCTCCGACGCCATCGCCACCATCTCCGATCTCCACTGCGCCTGGGCCATCATCGCCCGCATCAGCGCCCTCACCAGTGTGAGCGTGGTGGACATCCAGTCCCACAATCGCCACTGGGAAATCGTCCAAGCCCGTTGGATCGCCATCCATTTCATCCGCGAATACACCAGCCTGCCGCTATCCACCATCGGCCTCTATTTCGGCATGAAACACAACTCCATTTTATATGCCCTAAAATCCTTCCAAAACGAGGTCGAAACATCCCCAAAATTCACAGCCCAAGTCTCCTCCATCCGCGCCGAACTCCCCCGCGGCGGTTTGGGTCGAGTTATTGCCGCCCCAAAATGAACCCTATGACCGTGATCAAAAAAGGAGACCGTGTGAAATGGTGCGCGCCCGGCAGGCCCTACACGCGCGAAGGCACCGTAGTCGAAATCCTCGAAGGACAGCGGATGGTCAAGGTCGGCTTGGAAAATTGGTCCACTAGGTGGATCCCCGCCGCCTGGGTCGAGTCCTTGCTTCCAAAAATCGTAAATCGTAAATCGTAATTTCACCGCCATGCTCCTAACCAAATCCCAGCAACTCCGTTTCTGGCGCGAATGGTCCGTCGCTTGCAAAGTGCAAGGTTGGACCAAAGCCGTTAGTTGGACCGGTGCCCAGATCGACAACGAACGCCACGCCTTACTCGCGCGCGCCGGCTTCGACAGCCTCACCAAAGTTGATCACCTCACCGGCTTCGACCGCGTCCTCGCCGAGCTGGCCGCCCTCGCCAAGCCCAATGACATCAGCCCCCAAATGCGCGCCGCCGAGCAACCCCGCATCCGCCTCCTCCACGCCATTGAAGCATTGGGCAACAAAATCAGCCTCGGCCAAACCGCCACCGGACAAAACTCCTACGTTGCCACCATCTCCCGCGACCGCTTCGGAGTCAGTGATTACACCACCTTGCCCCTACCTCAGCTAGAGCAACTCCGCAACACCCTCGCCTCCCGCGCCGCCGCCCACCGCCGCCGCACCCAAGAGCGCCTCCAGCCGACAGAAACCCCATCCGTCCTATCCGACTCATCCGTCCCATTCTGATCTATGCCCGCCTACAACTTTCAATCCCGTTTTGCCCCCCTCGTAAAATCCGGACGCAAGCGCCAGACCATCCGCCGCAAGCGCAAAGACGGTCGCGTCCCAAAGGTATTTGACCCTCTTTACCTTTACACCGGTCAACGCACCAAACATTGCCGCCGCCTGCGTGTCTCCAAGTGCCGTGCCGTCCTCCCCATCACCATGACCGGAGGAAAATTGGCTGTCAGTTGCGTGACTGTAAACGGTCGAAGTCTTCCTCACCACGAATGCGAGTGGCTCGCCAAAGCCGATGGATTTCGTGACTGGGAAGAAATGCGCCACTGGTTCGCCAAACCCGGCCTCCCCTTCCACGGCCACATCATCCTGTGGTGAATTTCATTTTCCCTTAACCCTCAAAAACAAAACCAATGAAAAAACAAAATACCCCGTCCTCAAAACTGCCGCTATTAACCCTCTCAATCATCCGCACATGGACCCCTTGCTATGATCCAATCAGGTGGTATCCCGAGACATGGTCAGGCACAGCCCAGACCATTCTCAAAGATGATCGAATTCCAGCCGGTGACCGTCTCTGGTGTGTCCTTCGAGTGGATGCCGGGACTGACGAAAAGACACAGCGTTTATTTGCGTGCTGGTGTGCCCGCGAGGCTTTGAAACTGATCCCTGAAAAAGAGATAGACCCTCGCTCCATAAAAGCAATCGAGGTATCAGAAAATTTCGCTTACGGAAAAGCAACCAAAGAAGAATTGGCCGCTGCCAGGGACGCTGCCAGGGACGCTGCCAGGGACGCTGCCTGGGACGCTGCCTGGACCGCTACCAGGGCCGCTGCCAAGGACGCTGCCAGGGACGCTGCCTGGGACGCTGCCAGGGCCGCTGCCTGGGCCGCTGCCAGGGACGCTGCCAGGCCCGCTGCCTGGGCCGCTGCCAGGGACGCTCAAGTCCTTCAATTGATCAGCATGCTCCCGGCATGATACAGCCAAATCAGTTGCTGTTGAATTTCTCACCGGACTGGCGCGAGTGCTCCCATAATGACGGCTATGAAACTTCAGCCTTCGTGCCATCCGGTGTGTTTTGTAGCGACTGCGACACCTTGATCCTTCAGTTCATCCCAATGCCGCCGGCGTCTCTGGGTTATATGAGCGCCGAGTGGGCGTGGCACCATCGCGATGGGAAACCCTGGACATCCGAAATCAAGCTATGAGCCAGCCAGATTTTTTTGTTTCCGAAACCCCTCCGCCCACTCCCACGGACGCCCAAAAACTCCGTGGCTTCCTCAAGTTCCAAAAGACCTGGTGCACCCGCGCTGACATTTGCTCCTGTCTTGGTTGGACCGAACGCCAAGTCCGCGCCGCCGCCGAACAACTCGGCCCCGAGATTGTCCGCTGCCAAGCCGGCTTCAAACTCACTATGGATATCACCCGCGATGACACCGCCTTAGCCCTTCAAGGCGCCCAGGCCGCCGTCAGCCAGGGCAAACGCCAGATCCGTTACGGTCTGGCCGTCCTAAAACGCCTCCACTCCATCATTGGCTAATATATATGGCAGCGCTGGCCAAAAGACCCAAACAACCCACTCCCCAAGAGCTGCTTGATAGCCTCTTAGACTTCCTCCAACGCAAATTCTACCAGGGTTATGCCGTAACCTTCGCCAAAGACCGCCCCAGACTCCTCAAATGGGTTGTCCTGTGGCCGGCCGCCTGGCTAAACAAACGCGGTGTAACCCTCCCCGCCGATCGCTACCGCGAAATCTTCATGACCGTATTCATGGACACCCTCCGCCACGGCACCACCGAAAAAATCAACTACCTCCCCGCCTACCTCGCCACAGTAATTCAGCGGCACTTCTCTCACCACGAAGAGGAGATCTACGATGAAGCCAAATCCATCCGCAACTTGGTTGAAAACGCCCTCGCCATCACCGGCAAATGCTCCCAGCCCGCTCCCGACCCAGTCCTCGACCTCGCCACCGCCGCCTCCCTTTTAAAACCCAAGAAAAGACACCTTTCTCCCTCCAAAACTTCCCAATTAGACCTCCTGTGAACCCCCCTTGCACCCATTCTGCAACCCCCTTTCCCGACTTCCAAAAGTGTATCAAACCATTGCGAAGTCGCCTCATTTCGGCCCAAAGTGTATTAAACCTCCATTTCACCATTCCCATCGTCGCAAGTAGTTGCCTTTCCGTGACCTCCCTTTAATTTCTGCCCATTTCAGTCTGTTGTAAACCGCGCGATAGACTCCCGGGGGCGTAGTGTTTGCG